TCACATCCCGTCTAACTATGGAAGTCAATAACTTACAAGGAGAGTTAGATGATTTGGCTATGGCTGAGAGAAAGAATCAACTCTCCATCTCAGAGATTAGATTTAGAGCGGCACAGCAACAAAGAGAGTTGAATGAATCTGAATTAGACCAAATCCGAAGATTGGAAATGGCTAATGAAGAACTTAGTATAACATCTCAAAAGAGAACAATACAGTTGATGGAAACATCCGATGCTATGAAGAAAGCCGAAGAAAGACAATCATCATTGAAGAAAAGGTCTGACGAACTAATCAAAACAGTTGAGATGCAAACTATGGGTCTGACTTCATTGACGGACTTACTTCATCAGATGCGTGATGGTAATATTACTGCGGCTCAAGCACTGGAGATATTCGGTGTTCGTGGTGGTACGGCTGTCCTTTCATTGATGTCTCAAGTAGATGCGTTCGATGAACTTGTAGCAGCAAACAGAACTGCGGCAGGTACAACAGAACAATTCTCAACCACGCTACAACAATCATCTTTCGAAGCCTTACGTGTTTTCAAATCGCAGGTTGAAGAAGCGTCGATAACTCTTGGTGTTCATTTCGTCCGGGCTTTATTCGATGTAGATTATCAAGGGCAGAAAACTACGGGTGTCCTTAGTGACTTCGGTAAGACGTTGAACGAACCGGGTGGTGTGGTTGAACAATTAACACCGAAGATAATTGAATTAGCGAATAGTTTGAAAGAGGCTTTACCAAAAGCAATTGATACTATGGTCGGTACTATTCCTTTATTCGTCGAGGTGTTAGATGCAGTAGTAAAAATGTTACCCGCACTAGCAAAACTAGGCCGTTTCTTAACGGCTATTGCGACACCATTCGTAAGAGTGTTCGAGTTATTTGTTGACCTTGTGAATATTGTTACAGCATTCGATGGTTCACTCAGTAGTTTAGTTGATATATTCAAGGCACTGATACACTTCGTACTAGAGTTAATGGTTGTAATTAATCCAGTTAGTCTTGCCTTCCAAATATTAAGTGTCTACTTTGAAGATACCAATAAAACTGCTTCTAAGTTATTCGATACTCTTGCAGACTTCACAGGTGTTGGAAAGGGTATATCAAGAATCTTTGGAGCGCTTACGAAAAGGTTGCCCGGTCTAAGTCGTTTGTTCAACAACGCAGGTAGAGGTGCAAGTAATTTCTTGATGAGGTTTAGGTTGATAAGAAAGCCAGTTGATTTCTTAAGAAAGAGCGTCGATAAATTGATGGAGTCGTTTAGCAAACTTAGCGGCTTCCTAAAAAATAATCGTGTTTCAAAGTTTATAGGTGGAATAGGCAAGTCATTGAAAGACCCACGTTCTTCGGCTGAAATAGTCAAGTCGGTTGAAATGACAAACAGAAGAAACTTAGCACACGCTATGGGTAACACAGGTACGAAAGGAACAGCCGGTTTGACTCCCGAACAAATCAATGCGGGGTTAGTAGCCAGAGGTGTAGAGGTAACGCCTATGCCTATGTTCGCTAAAGGTGGTATTGTTAGTAAGCCAACAGTAGGTATGATAGGTGAAGGTGGAAGCAGTGAAGCAGTTGTACCTTTAACAAATGAAAAACTCAAACAAATCGGCGTAGGTATCGCTAGTGCAAGCGGTGGTATGGGTACTAACGTAACAATTGGCGATATTGTGATTAACGGTGATGGGTTGAACAAGCATGAGATACAGACTATGATTGAGCGTGAACTACCAAAAATCATCAACCGTTCCATGAGAAGAGGGGCGCAGGGGGTAATCTGATGGCACGTTCAACACAGAATATTGACAAGCCTTTCTCCCGTATTAAAAACGGGCTTGCCGAACTTCAACCTATGTGGCCCGCATACGTAAAAGGCGACGGTGGGTTAACCGTTGACCCTCAGATATTCCGCTCAAACTTTGGACCTACAACACCGTCTCTAAGCGGCCTCGTAGATGACGTTGCCAATACACCCGGTATTCGAGTTGAAGCAATCAATGATGATGGAACAGATGTAGGGACGGAACCAACTCTTACTATCTCTGGGTCTGGTGGCTTCAAGCCAATCTGTACGCTTACTCATGCTGATGCTACTAAGACATCGGTTTTTCTTATTGCTCCCACATCAAAGCCGATTGACACATTCTCTCTGTATGCAACTGACCCTGCAAGAAGAAGTAGCCCTTTACAAACCGAAGAAACAGAAGGACCCAGACACAACGGGCCTTATCCAGTATTTATGACGGTACAAGAATTGGCTGAGTTTATTGATGACTACCGTCATGTTGGTGAAGCAAACTCAGACAAGCCTTCTTTCTTACCACATGGAGCGCAGGGAAGAAGCACATATACCGAAGTTCTACCAACTGCTACAACACCCGCACACGGGGCTGACCCTCGTATTGTATGGATGGTAGATACCAACAGTGAGTCTGCGTTCGGCCATGCTGACTTACCCGACACTTCTCCTTACAGAGCAACAGTATTTCATCCAATGTTGCTTGACGTTAATCAGTTTCATAAAGATATAACAAGTGCAACAAATAAAATCTCTCAAGGCATTGATTCTGGAACAGCAAAATATTTCGCAAATGGAATTACTAGATATGATGCTGACCCAGAAGGTCTCGATTCTTCAACTATCAAATACAAAATATTCGGTAAGTCTGGAGACCACTTAACGGGTCTCCTTCATGCCAACGCTCATGCTGATTTACGTATGAGTAATTACGTTCAGTCATTTGACTCGACTGCTGCACCCGCACCAAAGTATAGAATGAAAATGGCTTTGGCTTGCTTCCTCAAAGATGGTACTTACTCATTGAATGATGGTGTTATTGTTCCATACGTTTACGACCAAACAAGGCACATTGGTGGAACAGTAACAAGCACACTGTATTCAGTGTGGGATGGATTACAAGGATATGGTAGTGAAGATGATGGTAGTTATTATTCAACTGACTACGATGAAACTCATGACTGCTCGGCTCAAATATTTCCATTCTTTGACTTTACACAAGGACCACTCACTCCATCTTCTCAAAGCAACAATTGGACTAATGAACAGATGACTACTAGACATACCACTGATACTGCTGCAAATGGAGTATTGAGATATGCTATTGCTCCACCGCCACAAAGATTAGCAATTCTTCAAGTTACTAGAGATGGTTCAACTAGCAATGGTAAGATAGAAGTCTTTGTCGATGCATTGGAAACAAGTAATATTGAAAACACCGTTGAAGGTACAGCAATCTACCTAGAAGGTTTGACTGGTGATATAGGTAGTGGAAATAAAGCAACATATCCTACTAATGAAAAGAAACTTTGGCCGGATAGATGGGGTCTAAGAGGTAATCAAGATGGTTCGTCTGAATATGAAGATTCAGTTAGTGCTACAAATGTAGGTCGTTCATATAACGGATGGTGGATAACATCAGTTGATTCGGTTACTGTAACAGGAGACTCGGCTGCTTGGGTAGCAGCAGGTTGCACTGCGGATAGTTTTACTGAATCGGCACAATCCGGTGCAACTAAGACATTCGTTAAGTTCACATTCCGCACATCTCTGTTTGAACTAAACAATGTGTCTGAGGATGTATATGAGTTTACTAGAGGAACAGCATATGCCAGAATTGGAATGCTTGGTGGTTCAGAACAGAAGTATTACAATTCCTCTGATGCGAATGATTCAGCAGAAGCAGGGAACTTATTCGGTATCGAAGAAAGAGATGCTAATGCCGAAGGAAGTCCTTCACATTCAGAACTTGGAACTGGATTTCAAGTTGGAGTATCTCAGATGGATAGTAACGTCCCTGCAAGGAGTTCCGTAGATGCAACTTACCCCGGTAGACCAACAATCGGTGAGAGAAGTTTACCTTCGGTTGATGGAAAATATAGAGACAATAAGCCAGTCATACGTTCTATTAGTATAGTAACAAAAGACACTGAAAATAATATATTATCTGCTCCGAATACCTACAATGAAGGTGATGGGGCGTTACGTATTCCGACTCCATTGGGTTATGATTTGTCGGATAGATACATTACTGTTAGTGGTGATTATAATAACAGACTAAGAGCAGATAGTGGCTTCCCAAGAATGAATGGAGAGTACGGTCATGACAAGTGGTTATTCAGAGGTGTGAGTACGCCATTTTGGTCTTATAGTGATACTAACACTGGCCGCAGAGCGTGGGATTACATCAAACCAACAGGTGTTAGTGGAACTTGGACTTACGGTCGTAACCGTCCTTGGCCGGGTCATGAGAGACTTGGTACTCGCTTATCTATGAGTCCTACGTTGCTACGTAGTACCGACCATTCTGCAACATGGACAAGCACTGTATCTGGAAATGTTGTTACACCTAGAGAAGCGACAACAAAATACGGGCTTTCAGAAATGGCTGCATCTCCAATCTATCTTGATGCTGAGGTCACTGCGTTCTTCCCTGCTAGACCAAACAGAATGATTATGATTGAGTTTGATGGTAATGAAGAACATCCAGTATTCGGTAGACATTCAATGGTAATGGACACCCCTGCTCAAAATTATGGTATGGGTATAGAGCCTGTTTGGGACGGGCTTGATATAGACGGTATAACACAACTCTCTGACCCAGTTTCAGTTAGTGGCACAGCATTATCACTCGGTAGTTCACCTACACCTACTACTTTATTCAGTGACAGAATGACGGCTTATCAACACAATGGTGAAAATGTTGTTATAAGAAATGGTGGTTATTTTGATGCTGATGATTTGAATAGTGCAAATTACAAAACTGTACCGGGTTTACATCATATGAAGAGATTATTTTGGAACCATACACCAAATGCAACAAACAATAGACTAGCGGAACAAACTATTATTCAACCATATACTTCTAGTAGAGATGCAGAGGTAAAAGCAGATGACGCTTATCCACCACTATCAATTTACAATAGACCTGCGATATGGATGACAGGTGGGCTGCCTCACCTTACAACAAGTGGAACATGGACTGGGTTTGTTGACCTTGATGGAGATGGTACATTCAATCTACCCGGCACTGGTGGATTTGGTAGATTAGGAAATGGTTTTGGAACTGCAAATTATTTTACATTCTCAGAAGGCACTAACACATTAAGGACAGTCTTTAATACAAAGGGAATGACTTTCCTTTGGAATGGGGAAGTTGTTGGAACTGATGTATCATGTAAGACACCCGTTTGGGCTATGTCAATCAAAGCATGTGATATAGCAACATTCCCAATCAGAACACCAATTGCTCATCCATCAGACTCGAATGATAACTGGGCAAACAATTGGGCTGAGGGCGACCCTGCTGTAATGAACACAGGTAAAAGAGATTACAATAGAGATGATAGAGTAGCATTTGATGAAGCCAAAGGTGCTAGATATATTTTCTATCATGACATGGATTATGATTTAGCAAACAATAGGTTAGAATCAACTTCAACTCTTGCCTTTGGTGCTGACAATGCCGATGTTTTCAATAGATTAACAGAGATAGATAGTCAAATGCATTTCGTAGTTGCCGATACATTAGGTAATCTTCATCTAAGTCCCACCGTAGTAGCAAATGCCGCTTCTGTAACTAATGAAGTAACAGTTGGAACTGATATTAAAATCAGAATAGACACTGACACTGCTACTTATATCACTGGAGTTGAAGGTGATTTATCAGATGGAACCACTTACAAAGTTTTGATGTCTCTTCAAGGCGAGCCAATAACTCAAGATTCTATCGCTGCAACAATCGTAACTGGAAGTGAAAATACTAGAGATTATCCCGCTAGAACTCTTTTACACGTACCTGCTGACCCTACGGACTTCCTTGACTCGAATGGTGAGATAACCCGGTTGACAAATCCAACTTTGCAGAAATCGAATCAAGATTTACAAATCGACTCTATGACATTACGTCAATTACCAACAGAGAATATGTTGCCATTCACAGTTGATTCAATCAAGCAACAACCTTCGACAACAGTAGCACGATATACTAATCTAAATGTCTATGCTAAGAACATCAACAAAGCAAGAGGGTTGGACGTTAGAGTTACTTTACTAGAACCCCCAGAGGTTGCTACAATAGACCAAGAGGCTTCTACAACAATAGATGGATTCGTAGACAGAGAATTAGATTATACTGGTGGAATAGGAACATTGGACTTGACTGGTTTGCCAAGCAGCGTGGTCGCTAGTGGTTTCGTCGTGAGGTTTAACTTTTATATACCTTCCGTTTCTGATACCTTACTACATCCTATCGACTGGTCTGCTATTCCTTATGTTACTTCATGGGACGTTGAATATGATGAGAAGCCGACAGTCGATATAGCAGTTATTTCAAACTCATATGACGGCAGCACTGCGACAAGTAATGGTACATCAGACACTACATTCGCAACAAAGGTAGGACATGTGATAACATTCAGAGTGAGTGGTGCTACAACAGATGAAAACCGCACCATCTCTGAGTTTAAGGTTGAGTATGGCGACGGAACAGATAGTGGATGGGTAAAAGTAGAAACCCCTGCGACAAGTATAACTCAAGATATATCGTATGTTTATACAACAACAACTGGAACAAGAAACGTAAAAGCGTATGTCAAAGATGATGTGGGTAATGAATCAGTTGTTTCAGACCCTACGATAACTTACACTATTGTAAATGCCGAACCTATTGCTATCCTTAGAGCGATACCAACAATGGTAAGAGCCGGGCAAGCAATTCGATTCGACGCATCTTCTTCGTATTCCATTAATTCATCGGCTTCACTTTCAACTTACACTTTCAACTTCGGAGACGGTTCATCTGCTGTTTCTAGTGGTACGTCATATAACGACCATACTTACGCTGAGGCCGGAGAGTACCTAGCCACACTTGTTGTTGTAGATTCTAACGCAACATCTTCGGCTACTGCCAAAGTAGTTGTGAAAATATTACCTGCAACATTAATCATCCCACTGACATTGAATACAAAGCCTTCATCTTTCAGTAGAAGAAGAGTCGCCAACTTTACTCAAACATCTGTATTAGATGCAGTCTATCCAGAGGTAACTGACCGAGGACAAAGAGTTGATGAGTTTGAAATGCAAGGAATATTCCTTAAAGAGACTGAGAATACTGACATAGAGTTTATGGAAGAGTTGTTACAAAGTGGTGCATTAGTTGAGTTTGAATATGAAGCAGTTAATTTCTCTGGACAGGCAACTAACAAGACCTTTGTAGGAAGAATGATTTCATTCAACTATCAACGTCAAGGCGGCAATGTAGGTCAAACACCTTACACTGCTGTATTCGTTAGAGAAGCAGGTCTGGGGGCATGATGAATGGCTTATTCCCCAGTCGATATGAGACCGCCAGTCGGTGCAGAACCGGGCTTACCATTGACATCTATTGTTGATGCAACAGGTACATTTCGAAACACATTCTCTGCTTCACAACCGCCTACAACAAACGACTTACTGCTAAACATTTCTCCCCCATCTTTGAACAGTGAGATGGGTTGGTTGGAGATGTCTCAAATAGAAGGCGTAACAGTAACAGGTTCTCATCATGATGCCTCAGCAACAAGTGTTTCAGTTTCGGGGACAGTCATGACTTTCACCGAAGCAGGTAGGTTCGGGGCGCATAGTAGAAGAACTGAAACTGGTACTCAACCTGCTAACCATACTTTTTCTATCAAGAGAGATACAACTTCAATCCCTGCGACAGATAATCAATTGACGTTGGGTAGAACTACAACTAACGGGTCTCCTTTGAATATTGCTCATTACGCAGCAACAGTTGTTCCATCAAACGGACTTGGGATTTCATTCGGCTCGTTTCACAACACCGCGTATTCAGTCATTGGTTTCATAGCAGACCGCTCAGATAAGACGACTGGTGATATGACTATGTTTGATAGAGCAGAAGAGAGTAATCCATCTTCTTCATACTGGGGGATTAACTTAGGCGCAAGACAAACCGTATTGGCTAGTGGTACATCGTTAACATCCCCAACAAGCACTGAATCCGCTACTGAAACTTCTAACATTCTCACTAACTATTCAACCATTCAAGTTCCGAGAGTTATTGAGGGCAGTGATGCTTTACCATATTCCATTGGAGCAGTTGAAAGAGGTAATCACGTTGTTGTAGATTCATGTGGTCTTGTTGGCTACGAAGGTGCGTTAGTTGTTACTGCGTTTCATAGTGTGCCAGAGAGTGAATCGGATGAAACATATTCGGGGTTGAATGTTCAAGTTCATTCGGGTCAAACCCTACTAAGAAATGGTAAGTGGTATGACGATTCTTCCTTAGCCACTGGTTCACGATATAACTACACAGATGATACCCCTATATTTCCACTACAAGAAGCACTAGGAACTGCTGCTAGACGCTCCGGTCAATCTGGAAATACCAATGACAATCAAACTACATTTATGACAGGAAGGAACATTAGAACCTCTCCTAGTACGAGTTATGGAACTTCAACAATCAGCAGTAGAACATCTGTTCAAGCAAAGGCAGGTGGAAGCATATATGGAGACATAACAGGAACAGGGGCTTGGACTAAGACAACTGCAATATCCTCAACCTTCCTTGCTGATAAAGTTCCAACCCGTGTCAAAGTTGTTCCTTCGATTCTTCGATATGAGAATATCACAGTTGAAGGTGTGTCATTTAGAAAACCAATTGTCGATTATCATATTCTAGTATCAGTCGTCAACACCCCCAAAACGGTTCAAGCAGGTAACGTAACAGTTGACTATACAAGAGGCGCACCAAGATTAGGTCACTCTCACATTCGAGCAAACTATTCCGAAGATAGCGTAACAATATACCATGCTATATTCAGACTCGACCCAACACTTACAGGTGTTAAATTAGGAACTACTGCTCAAGCAAAACAAGTAACACAATCTGCATGGGGATTGCATCAGATGACACCATTCAGACCCTTAGCAAATCCATCATGGGCGAGAATACCAAAGTTATGTGGAACAATTGAGCCGGGTGGATTCTATCAACAAGGTGGCATTTCACATCTATGGGACGCAGATGCTTACGGTGGAGAGTTGCTTGTAGGGGCAGATGCAATCGACGCATCAGACTTCAACTCGGCAGTATGGGGCAACGGGCAAGTATGGGCTGATGGGGGCAATGGAGCGGCAGGGAATCCTAGAGGTAGCGAACTACTACTATTCAAGTGGACAGCCAACAATGACGCTCTATACACCGAAGATGCTACCACAACAACAAACAATCCATTGTATAATCTATTAGTGGGTAAGTCTGAATCTCTCGATGTTAGAACTGGCATTTCTATCTCTGAATACATGTATCAATGGACTATCCACGATTGGGTGTTTCCTCAAGTCGAACTAATGAGATACTTAGGTCAAGAGAGAAAAGACCGGGCCAAACACCCGGACCACACATCCTACGCAGAGTCGTTACTTCATCCAACAATACATTGTTCGTCATTGCGAATCATGGAAGATGGAAAGATGATGATGGCTGCTATTCACCGAGATATGATAAGTAATACTGGGGATTATCCGAGTCCCGACATTAACCCTTGGCCTTGGAATCCCGATGGTTTTTCTAATCCATGCCCGCCGGGTTTCTATTACGATTCAACTGCCAAAACGTGCAACCCAATACAAGATGAACAGAGCGACCCACTTAGCGGCACTGGTGAGGCTATCATAGACCACCCAGACCCAGTGTTGAACTTTGGTACTGCAAACAACTACACTGGAACAAACTTCGGTGCTGTCCCACCTTGGGGACAAATGGTTGCTAACTCAAGTGCAAGAAGCCTCATTCTATTATGGTCGGACACCCCTGCAAAGAATGGCAAGGTGCGTAAAGGTAAGGCAATGTTCGACATCAAATATTCAACAGTTGATGGGGCTAGTAAAGGAACACAAAACTGGATAGAAGATGATACGTGGTGGAGTGGTTCTCGAATCGCTTATTGGTTTCCCGAATCAGCACAGAGAGCGATACCGATTACGTACGGCTCATACCCAGAAGGACGTTGTTCTCATGCAGTCTTACCTAAGTGTCTCCCTCACATACTAAGTGATGGTTCAATTTTACATGGTTATCCTTACAGACAAATGACTGACCGTGTTTCTTATCTTGGGTATGACGACATAACTACGGAGAAAAGTGGAATAGATGCTTGGTCTGTTGATAGATACGAACATTTGAGAAAGACTAGGTTCATTCCTACAACCATTGGCTTTGCTGATTTCGGCTCATCTGCGAGTCCATACTGCGAGTTTGGATGGGCGGGTTGGGCTTTCCCTGCTTCTCTGTATAACACACGTTCCTATGACACTACGTCGTACTCAGAAGGTGATACAGATGCACCATTCGCGGGGTTGTTATCAACAAATGTTGCTAGAAAATTAGTCGGCCCTCTAGGTGGGTTCTCACATTTCGGCCCTCTTCATTACGGTCTTTCATCTAAAGCACATCCGTACAGAACTGATAGAACTTGGAAACAAGTTCATGCCGGGTTAGGCTACGACATTCCGTTACATCTACTTGCACCGGGTCAAGTCCACGTCCGGGCTAGAGCAGGTGGAAAAGGAACTCTTGACTTAGAACTTGAAACACCGTTCTCAAGAACAGACACCCTTCACTTAGAAGGTGCAGCAGGTTTGTTAACTGGTTTCGATAAAGCAGGTGATGGTGGAACTATTGGACAGTCTTACCTACGTACTAATCTATGGGCTGATACAGCAAGGAGAACAACTAACAGTGGTAATGTTCTTTACAATGATGTTCTATTACCAAATGAGTTAATGGGTGGACCATTCGTTAGTGGTAATTCCTTGTCTGCGTTTTGGGTTAATCATCCAACAGACCACTTCCACGCGGGGGCTATACCTGTTATGACAGGCAGTGATTACGACTGGGATAAAGTCTACACTGCGGGTTATCCTCACGTAACATTGGCTCGAACACAGGAACTTAGTAAGAAGGACTGGGTTGCTGTATCTGAACAACTGAAATCATCAGTCGAAGTACACGTATCTAATCACGTGAGACCGTACTGGGATAGTGGTAGTATAGTGAATGCAACAGGTGTATTATCCTCACAGGCTCACGTCACAGGGAATAGAAAAGAAATGAATGATAGTGCGAGTGCGGATGGTGCAACTGGCGGCTATCTTGGTAAGGGTCAAAGAATATTGAGAACGCCCGATGGGACATTGCATCAATTTACAATTGCTCCATCAACTAAAACAAGCCGAGGGAATCAACCTACGTACGTACATTACTCGAAGCCACCGGGTTCAGATTTATTCTGGAACAGACACGCTGAACAAATTGGTGCAACAACAACTGGTCTTGATGAAGTCCTACTTATTTCAGAGATAGGTGGGTCTGCACTTGACACTGATGATAAGATATACGGGGCAGCGTTCGCATCAGATAGTCTAGGAACAATACACGCCGTTATCGAAGTAGCAAGGGATGATTCTGCTAGTATAACAGGCGCACCGATACGCAGACTCTTCTATACATATGCAACTAGAAACATAGTCGCATCTTCACCCGACCACGTGTATAAGTGGGACTGGACGACTGTTACACCAATCAACATCTCAGCAACCAACAATCCATACACCACCGGGGATAACATGATACAGCCTACATTAGTATGTGATTCTAAGGACAGGCTTCATTTGGCTGCTGTCCATTATAGACAAAGTGATACTGAATATTCAGTTGTGTATTCAACAAAAGAACCGAATGCAAGTTGGGTTGCACTTC